CGCCATGCAGATGAACAGCCTGAAGGCGGACGGCCTGCGCGCCGGGTTCCCCGATCTAATCTGCATCGCCTCTGGCGGTCGCTGCGGCTTCATGGAGATCAAGCGCGAGGGCGAGAAGCTCGGCGAGAACCAGATCCATTGGGCCGGCGCGCTTGAGCATCTTGGACACCAGCACGCTGTCGTCCGGTCGATCGAGGACGCGGCTGAAACTCTACAGAAATGGGGCTGGATATGACAATGGAACTTACGCGCTATGACGCCATGGTGACGGCTATAGCTGAGTGCGCGCGCGTTGATGAAGTCAAGGACATGCGCGATCGGGCGATGGCGCTCGAAGCGTACTATCGGCAAGCCCGTAATCTCGAAGCTGAACGCGAAGCGACCAATGTTAGGTTGCGCGCTGAGCGGCGCGCCGGAGAACTATTGAAGGAATTGGCGAGAACGGCTCCGGCAGAGCGTGCCGAGATTGCCAATGCAATTCAAGGACGTTCGTCCAACGCTGATACAAACGTCACATCGCCTTTCGCTGCGGCTCTTGAGGCAAATGGGATGACGCGACAGACGGCGCATCGATTCCAGGCACTAGCGAATGTGCCGAACGAAGATTTCGAGCGCGCTCTTTCCGGTCCAGAACGTCCTTCAGCCAGCGCTATTCTTCGCACGACAGCCAGTCCGCAGCCGCGCGTCAATGACGATGCGCTCTGGCTTTGGGGGCGTCTGCGCGACTTCGAGAACAACGGCTATTTCAACAAGCACCCGGCCGACCTGTTCGCCGGAATGACCGACGCCATGCGCTCCGATGTGCTGCGCATCACGCCACACTTGATCGACTTCCTCACCGAACTGGAGAACGAAAATGAGCCTGCATGAAAGCATCGTAACCGATATGAGCAAAGTGATCTCCGACATGGGAGACTGCTCAATCATTTCCCCTACATCGCTCGCGCTCAAAGTGCAGAGCGAATATGCGGAGGGGAAGCTTGAACCGCATATCGAATATACCAGCCTCGAAGGGCTCAAGAGCATCGCGCGCAAGCTGCTCGCAGGTAATTTCGACGCGGACGGCGAGGCGAATAGCGCCCACCAGGGCGAGATGTTCTCCGGCCATTTGCAGGACCGCTATCCTGTTCCGCGCAAGAAGGGCGTTGAGCCGGTCTATAAGCTCCGTGAGGCGCTGACTTCTGACGAGGTCATGTGGAACGTCCGCACGCTTCGCAAGTCTGCCGAGGCGCGCTTGCTGCATGCGGACGCGCTTGAGGCTTGGCATCAGTCGACCAGCGCTCAGGCTGCGTGACGGTCGAACGACAAGCTACTGAGGCGCTCCGTCATATTTTGGCGCAGCGCATATCAGCAAGAACATGTCTGCCCATAGCAGAGGTGTCGATGATGATTGCCAAAATTCCAGACGCGGTTGTCAGTTTTGTCGGTAGCGATGGAGCGGATCTAGCTTTGAGCATTTGGGTCGTTCTTCAGCTCGTGGACGATGACTGCGAATCCTACTGGATGATGGGCTATCCGAAGCAGGGAGCCGCGTTCCAGTGAGCGTTCGCGTCATGACCGCCGTGTGGGCGCTGAAGCTGGCGGACAGCGAGAAGATTGTTCTTCTCGCGCTGGCGGATTGTGCGAATGATGAAGGCCATTGCTGGCCATCTATGGCGACCTTGGCGACCAAGTGTAGCAAGACTGACAGGACCGTGCAGGCAGCGATCAAGGCGCTTGTCGATGGCGGTCATCTCACGCGCAATGAAGTGCCGGGAAAGGGTTGCAACTACACGATACACCCCCGAAGCGATTTCCCCCCCGAAGCCGCTTCACCCCCGAAGCCAGTTCGGGACACCCCCGAAGCCAGTGGGGGGACACCCCCGAAGCCGCTTCGGACAAACCGTAAAGAACCATCAAGAACCACCAAAAGGATTGCTAACGCAATCCAACGCACGAGTGATTTTGAAATCCCGGCTTGGGTTCCTGCCGAGCCGTGGGCTGCGTACTCTGCCATGCGGAAGCGGAAGAAGGCCCCTATCGATAGCTACATCGCCGGTAAGCAATTCACCAAGCTGGAGAAAATGGCAGCTGAGGGTTGGGACATCGCCAAGGTTCTCGACAAGGCGACGCTCAACAACTGGACGGATCTCTACACGCCGACCCCAGGCCGCGACGACGAGATGCGCGCCAACGCTCCCGCAAACGGCAACCACGCCAAGCCAATGAACGCAGCCGATCGCGCTGCGTATCTGGCCAAGCTCAACGACAGCCCGATGTTCACCAGCACCCGCCAAGCGCCAGCCGCGCAGAGGCAGGGCGGCACAGGCCCGCCGCGTCCGATCGGCGAGCTAATCCAACACGCAACAGGTCGAGCATGATGCGCAAGTACAGCAACACCGGAAAGCCACCCCGAGACGGCTCAGTAGAGATCCGCGTGGAATGGGCGAACGGCCTGGAGTCGCGCTTCACCTACCGCGCCGAGCAGCTCAATTTCGCCCTTCGGGATCATCCCTACGACATCGCTAAATTCTGGCGCGTCGATGGCAAGGACAAATACCAGAGCGAGGCGAGGGTATGAGGGGCGTTCCGATCTGCGTCGAGTGCCGGCACTGTGTGGCCACGCTACAGCTTGGACGTGAATGCTGGAGGCGTGTAGCCAAGGCGTTTGATCCGGTCACGGGCGCGACAGACCAATTGCTGCTCAGGCCGTGCAGAAATGAGCGCGCGGCCTATAGCCTGTCCGAGCGGTTGCGCGGTGATGCAACCCGCTGCGGCCCTGATGGGCAATTCTTCGAGCGGAAGGATGAGCCTGATGAATAACCGAGGCCGCCCCCCAGGCCGCATGACCCTACGTCGCCGACAGGCATTCGAAGCGATCACCGAAGCTGCGGCGAATGGGGAGCGGCTGTCACTGGCGCGGCTAGCTCGGGAGATAGGGGTTTACAGCTATCGAGACGCTCGTAGGATTATCGATGATCTGCGGAAGTTGGGGGCGGTCTGATGGACCGATTGGTTGTCGACTTGAACAATCCTCCGCTCGATAGCGCGGATGGAATTCGCATGTTTCTCGACTGGGCCCGCGCCCATCGTATTGTATGCAATCCCTATCACCTCAAGCTCGCGAATAAGTACGACATTGATCATGCTGGCGTGCTGTTTGTTCCAATGCAGAAGATCGAAGCTACCTTCACGCTAGCGTGGATTTAATCCACCGGTTTCGCACACTCAGTTATGTGACACATGGACTCCCGTTATGGCGGGAAGACCCACATCATTCAAACCCGAGTTCGTGGAGCAAGCGCAGAAGCTTGCCGCCTTGGGTGCGACTGATCGCGAAGCCGCTGAGTTCTTCAACGTCGTTGAATCCACACTGTACCTGTGGAAGCACACCCAGCCCGAATTTTCGGAGGCCCTAAAGGTCGGCAAGGATGCGGCCGACGAGCGGGTCGTTCAATCTCTCTATCGCAAGGCGGTCGGCTATTCGTTCGATGCGGTCAAGATGCACGCCAATGACGGCGTTGTCACGATTACGCCATATGTCGAGCATGTGCCGCCATCCGATACCGCCGCGATCTTCTGGCTCAAGAACCGTCGCGGCGATGAGTGGCGCGACAAGAGCGAGGTCAACAACACTCACGAGCTTTCCGAGGAGCTGGCCGAATGGCTTGGTCTCAAGAAGAGTTCGTGAAGCGCTGCATAGAGCGCTGGCCCGATAAGCTGGCCCGTCTGTCGGACGGCTTTTATCGAATTAAGGACAAGGCCGGCATGATCGTCCCGTTCGTCATGAACGAGGACCAGGCGCTGTTTCTAGGGCAACGCCACGGCATGGATCTGGTGCTTAAGGCACGACAGAAGGGTTTCACGACCGTTATCCAGATCGACATGCTGGATGATTGCCTGTTCATCCCGAACATTGCGGCTGGCATCATCGCGCACAATCGGGACGACGCAGAGGCGTTTTTCGCGGACAAGATCAAGTTTGCTTACGAGAGCCTGCCCGATGAATTTCGCCGGCTCGTAACGGCGGATCAGGACAGGGCGAACACCCTAAAATTCAGCAACGGATCGTCAATCCGCGTTGGCACGTCGCTGCGCTCCGGCACGTTCCAGCGCTTGCACGTCTCTGAATACGGCAAGCTCTGCGCCAAGTTCCCCGACAAGGCCAAAGAGGTCAAGTCCGGCGCGTTCAACACCGTCCAGGCGGGCATGAGCATCACGGTTGAATCGACGGCGGAGGGGCAGGCCGGGCATTTCTTCGAGTTGACGCAGGCCGCGCGCCGCAAGCAAGACGCCAAGGCCGAGCTAACCCCACTCGACTTCAAGTTTCATTTCTACCCGTGGTGGACATCGCCGGAATACCAGATCGATGCGGATGTTACCGAGCCAGCCGATCTGGTCGCGTATTTCGCCGAGCTTCTCGACAAGCACGGCATCAAACTCACGAAGGCTCAACGCGCCTGGTATGTGAAGAAGAAAGAGCAGCAGGGCGAAGATATCAAGCGGGAGTACCCGTCGACCGCTGACGAAGCATTCGAAGCGTCGATCGAGGGCGCATATTTCAAGCATGAGATGGCGCGGGTTCGCAAAGAAGGCCGCATTTGCCGCATCCCGATCATGGACGCGCCGGTCTACACGACGTGGGACCTTGGCCTGAATGACAGCATGGCGATCACGTTCTGGCAGGACCATGGCTTTGAGCGCCGCGCGATCGATTATTACGAGAACAGCGGCGAGGGATTCGCCCATTACGCCAAGGTCCTGACGGATCGAGGCTACAACTACAGTCGCCACTACATGCCGCACGACGCCGCGCAACGCTCACTTACGGATGTCGCGGAGTCCCGCCAAGTTCATGCTGAACGCGCCGGCATCAAGCCCATTGAAGTGCTGAAGCGTATCGAGACCGAGCAGGCCGGCATCGACGCCAGCCGGGCCTTCCTCGCGTCTGTGTATTTCGATGAAGGCCGATGCGCCAAGCTCATTCAGTGCGTCGATAGCTACCGCAAGGCGTGGGACGACAAGCTGGGCGTGTTCAAGCCGTATGCCGTCCATGACGAGAGCAGCCACGGATACAAGTCGTTCGAGAGTGCCGCCATCAAGCCGAAGCTGATAAGTGCGAGCGGTAAAATTGAATATGCCAGCCGGGGGATTGTATAATGGAAACCCCGGCAGAAACGCCATTCGCGACGCCCGAAGCGGAATCGGAGTTCGTCAACTTCCTCCGCGTCGAGCAGGAGCGCGGCGTCGACCCGACGCTTGAGGATCGCCGCGCCGTCGCGCTCGATTTCTATCAGGGGCAGCCCTTTGGCGATGAAGTCGAGGGCCGATCGCAGGCCGTGACCCGCGACGTGTCCGAGGTCGTCGATTTCATGACGGTCGGCATTCTCGGGACGATCGTCGCCAGTGGTCGCGTGGTTGAGTTCGAAACCGAGCCGGAACCGGACGAGGAAGCCGCTCAGCAAGCGCCACAGGCCCAAACGCAGCCCGGCCCTGACGGACAGCCGCAGCAGCCGCAAAAGCCTCCCATGGTCGACTATGGCGAAGAAGCGACGGCTGCGATCCAGTACCAGTTCATGAAGAAGGGCAATGGCTACATCGTCCTTCACACCGGATTGAAGGCCGGACTTCTCGAAAAGGCCGGCGTCTGCAAGACCTATGTCGAGCATGTCGCGCCGCTTCACGAGACGCGTAAGGCCTTGGCCGGCGAAATCGAGATTGGCGATGATGGTCCGCATATTCAGGGCGTTCCGGTCGTCAAGGCTGACCCGCTCGATGAAGGTTGGGAGGCCGGCATGCCCTCCACCAACTGGCAAGTCACGCTGGCGCTTCCTCAGCCTCCCAAGTTCTGCGATCAGCCGGTCCCGAACGAGTTTTTCCGCGTCGCCCCCGATGCGATCACGCTGGACGATGCCATCTATGTCGGCGAGCGGATGCCGAAGACGCTCAGCGATTTGGTCAAGCTCGGTTACGACCCTGAAGAGTTAAACCTGATCTGGAGCGGCGCGCCGGCCGATACGGTGGTTGAGACGGCGCGAGACAGCGAGCGCAGCCAATCGCGGTTGACGGTCGGCCAACGCACCGGCGCGAACAAGCTGCTGTGGCTGGATGAGGAATACCCGCTCTACGATCTGGACGGCGACGGCATCGCCGAGCGCCTGTTCGTGCATCGCATCGGCAACCGCATCCTCAAGGTCATGCCGGTTGATGAGCAGCCCTATTCGCTGTGGTGTCCGTTCCCGATGCAGCATCGGCTTGTCGGGCAGTCGATCGCAGATAAAACGATGGACATTCAGCGCATTCGCTCTGTGTTGCTCCGGCAGGCGCTGGACTCGCTCTACATCTCCAACAGCCCGCGCACGCTGGTGGATGAAGGCTCCATCACGGTCGACACGATCGATGACCTGCTGACTGTCCGGCCGGGCGGTCTTATCCGCTACAAGAACATCCAGCCCCAGCCGCTCGCGCAGACCGACACGTCCGCCACATCATTCCAGGGCATGGAGATGATGTCCAGCGAGCGGGAGAGCCGCACCGGCGTAACTCGTCAGTCGCAGGGCCTCAACCCCGACACGATGAACAAGACCGCGACCGGCCTTGCGCTTAACATCGCCAGTTCGCAGCAGATCGAACTCTATATCACGCGCAATTTCGCCGAAATGTATGTCCTGTCGATCTTCGCCAAGCGCTACCGTCTGATGCGCAAGTACGGTCAGCCCTTCAAGATGAAGATCGAGGGCAAGTACGTGATGGTCGATCCCCGGAAATGGCCGGAGGAAATCGATATGTCCATCACGGTTGGGCTCGGCACCGGCAACAAGGACGAGCGGCTTCAGTACCGCATGTCGCTTCTGAACATTCAGAAGGAATCGATGATGGCCGGCCTTCGCATCGTCGGCGAAGAGCAGATATACCAGAACATCCGGGGCCTCGTGCAGGATAGCGGCATCGGTTCGCCGAGCCAGTATGTGCTTGACCCGTCCAGCCTGCCGCCCGCTGAGCCGCGCCCTGATCCCGAGATGGCGAAGACGCAGGCAGAAGCTCAACAGGCCCAGCAGGATGCGCAGAACGCCCATGATCAGGCGATGGCGAGCCTCCAGCTTCAGCAGGAGAAGCAACAGGCCGAATCCGCCCTGAAAGCGCAATCGAGCGATCAGGATCGACAGATCAAGGCCGAGGCGGCGCAGCAGGCGGCCAACCTCGCCAACGCCAAGGCGGTTAAGGAAGCGCAGCTCGCGGACGGGAAGGCGGCGTTCGAAGAGAGCATGGCTGAGCGCAAGTTCCAGTTCGACCAAGAGATGGCGCGGAAAAAGCACGATCTCATGGCGCAGAACGCCGCGCTTTCAAATGATCGACCGGGCGGGAGTTTGGCGGAATGAGCGAGAAACTCTACTATCGCGGCACGCCGGTTGACGAGATGTCGAAAGACGACCTGATCGCGGCGCTGATCGTGCTAACGGATATGCAGAGCGCGACCGCTGAGCGCGAGCGCGCGAAAGAGGCGGCAAAGCTCCGGGTTTGGGCTGTTGAGCAAGCTCTCACATACCTTGCCTTGCCCCATTACACCGGGGTGATGAGCGCCGAATGGGTGGCCGAAAAGCTCGTTGAATACGTGCTGTCGGGGTTGAGCTCATGAGCGACGAAACCCTCCGCATGGTCGAAGCCGAGGCGGCCAACCAGGCGCTGCGCAAGTACCTCAAGCCTGCCTTCGACAAGATGCGCAGCGAATATTACCAGTCGTTGGCTGGCGTCGCCACGCGGCCGTTGACGCAGGACAATATCGCGGCGCTGCAAGTGCTGGCCGTGGGCATCCACAATATCGATCGGCTCGAAACCGACCTTGCCGCGATAGTGCTTGGTGGCGACATCGCCGCAGCCGACGCCAAACGTGTCGCATACCTTGCCAGCCTAACTCCGGAAAAAAGGAAGTGGGCGCTATGGTGACCGCTCTAAACATCCCCTTCGTCAGCGAGTCATACGACCGACTGATGGAAGCCCAGCGCGCCTACGTGAAGCCCGGTCTGGTCGACCCGATCGACACGCCGGAGAAGCTCCGCGCGGCCCGCAATGAGCTTGGCATGACGCAGGCCGCGCTCGGCGACAAGGTTGCCCTGTCCGGCACGTTCATCGGCCTGATGGAGCGCGGGGCCAACCCGATCGAGCCACGCACGGATCTGTCTGTTCGGTATTTGCTGGTGGAGCATCGGGCATGAGCGAGTTTCCTCCCACGCGGATCGAAACCGAGAGCGCCGAGCGGGAATCCGATCTGATGCTGCTTGAGGTGAACGCTGGAGACCGCACGTCCATGACATGGCGTGGCCATTTCACATGGGGCCGCTCGCTGATTTGGCCTGAGCCGGAGCCACAGGCATGAGCGCCGCCAACGACGCCTATGATCGCCTTATCGCCGCGCGCCGCACCGTCACCACGGAAGAGCGCGAGGAAATGAAGCGCGATAGCGACCGCGACCGCCTGAAATACCGCATCCATCGCCGTTTGCAGAGGGTCTACTGACATGGGCACGATCGTATCCACCAACTCATCCGCCAAGCTGCTGCGCGAGCAGGCTCAGGACCTTCGCGTCCATGCCGCCGAGTGCTCGACTGCTGCCGAACGTCTGCGCAATCAGGCAGCCGAGCAAGAACGCCAGGCCGACGAGATGACCAAGCGGGCGAACGAATACGAATCCACCGCAACGTCGCTGAGCAACTAGGAGCATAGACGTGGACATCCAGACCCAGCCCGAAGCGGCAGTCACCGAAATTGCAGCCGACGCGATCGACCCGGCGGTTGTGCCGCCCGCGATTGCGGAGCCGACCGATGTCGACCCGGCCGATTTCTATGCAGACGATCCGGCGAAGACCGACGCGCTGCCGGCCGAAGAAGAAGAGGCTGGCGAGGAAGGCGACGATCAGGGCGAACAGCAGGAAGCCGAACCGATCGACACGCCACTCTCATGGGCGAAAGACGCAAAGGACGTGTTCGCCAAGCTGCCCCGCGAGGCGCAGGAGATCATCGCGACCCGCGAGCGCGAGCGCGAGTCATCGGTGCAAGCCAAGTTCAGGGAGGCGGCTGGAACGCGCCACCAAGTTGAAACCGAGGCGCGTACGGCGCTGCAAACGATCATGACCAATCATGTTCAGCAGCTTCAACAGTATGCGCAGCAGATCGACCCAATACAACCTGACTTACGATTGCTGGGAAGTGACGATCCTGCACACAGGACGCTTTACTTTCAACAAGAGGCGGCGTATCGTGAAGCATCAGCCCAGCGTGAAAGCCTCACGCAGCAGATGCAGGAGGCCCAGCGACACGCTGAAGCCGTCCAACTCCACCAACAGCAAGCAGAGCTTCAGGCCGAGCATCAGTTGTTGGAGGAAAAGTTAGGTCAGGAATGGTCCGATCCATCCTCGCGCGCAAAGCTGTTAGGTGAACTAACGCCCATTGCGGCAGAACTCGGATATCCACAGGAGTTGATTGCCCAGGCTCGTGCGCCTGACATCCTCGCCATGAAGGTTGCCGCAACTTGGAAGGCCAAGGCTCAAAAGTTCGACGAACTCAACAAGGCCAAGATGATCCCGGTTCGCGCAGCTCGTGGAATCCCTCCCACCGCTCGCACCGCCGCACCAACGGGCCACCGCGCCCCGGTCAGCGTCGAAGCGCAGATGTATCCCGAAGACGTTCGTCGCAACTAGGGGGAGCTTGAGGGCTCCCGTGCAGGGAGGCCATGATGGCAACCATCGGAAACAGTTTTCT